CATATAAATATGTTTTTGGGACATTCAGATACAGGAAAAACAACAGCACTTGTTAAAACTGCGGTTGACGCTCAAAAGAAAGGCATTCTTCCTGTGTTTATTATTACAGAACAAAAATGGAGTTTTGATCACGCAAAACTTATGGGTTTTGACTGTGAAGAAGTTGTCGACACCGAAACAGGTGAGTTAGAATGGGACGGGTTTTACATATTTAACAATAACTTCAATTACATCGAACAAATTACAGATTACATTAATGAATTATTAGATGCTCAAGAAAAAGGGGATTTGGATTATTCTTTATGTATTATGTGGGATTCAGTTGGATCTGTTCCTTGTAAAATGACTTACGAAGGTAAAGGAGGAAAACAACACAACGCTTCTACTTTGGCGGACAAAATTGGTATGGGTATTAACCAACGTATTTCAGGATCACGTAAATCTGACTCTAAATACGAAAATACTTTAATTATCGTAAATCAGCCTTGGGTACAACTTCCGGATAATCCTTTTGGACAACCTAAAATTAAAAGTAAGGGTGGTGAAGCAATTTGGTTGAACTCATCATTAGTATTTTTGTTTGGAAATCAAAAAGAGGCTGGTACTACTAAAATTACTGCAACAAAAGATAAAAGAACAATTAAATTTGCGGCAAGAACAAAAGTTTCGGTTATGAAAAACCACATCAATGGTCTTGGTTATGACGATGGTAAAATAATTGTGACACCACACGGATTTATTGCCGGTAAAGATACCGCTGAAGAAAAAACTAATATTGAAAAATATAAAAAAGATTATGCTGAATATTGGAAAGACATTATTGGTATGGAAGGTGATTTTGATTTGAAAGAAGAAAAAGAAGAAAATTAAAAAAAAATATAAATAATTATACTTTTTAAGTATTTGATGATATTTATTAATATGGGAAGACGAAAAGTTGAAGAAGAAAAAAAGAAAGTAAAATTAGCAGTGTCTCTTGACCCTGAATTACCACAATACTTTAAAGATAAATCTATAAACTTATCTTCTTTAGTTAATAAATTATTAAAAGAATACGTTAAAAATGGAAATAAAAATTTGTAGTAAATGTGGTGTTGAAAAAGAACTGAAAGATTTTAACAAGATGTCTAAAGTTAAATGTGGTGTTAGAAGTTATTGTCGGGAATGTCAAAAAATTGATTCTAAAAAATATAGATTAGAAAATAAGGAAAAAATTAAAGAATATAATACTAAATGGAATAAAGAAAACCAAGAATATTATAAAAAATACTTTGAAGAATACTATATTATTAATTATGAAAAAGAAAAAGAAAGAAAATTAAAATGGTCTCGTGATAACAGAGAATATTCTAACAACTATCAAAAAAAAAGAAAAAAAGAAGACATCTTATTTAATATTATTTCTAATATGAGAAATTCCGTTAACCGATATTTAAAATACAAGTCAAAACATACTTTTGAAATTATCGGATGTTCTCCCCAACTTTTAAAGGAACATTTAGAAAATCAGTTTGTTAGTGGTATGGGTTGGGATAACAGAAGTGAGTGGCATATTGACCATATCATTCCATTATCATCGGCTAAAACAGAAGACGAACTTTATAAGTTATGTCATTATACAAACCTCCAACCACTATGGGCGGAAGAGAATTTAAAAAAAAGTAATAAGATTGTTTAACAAAATAAAAAAAATAAGTGTCAAAAACGTTATTGGTTGACGGAAACAACCTATTAAAAATCGGATTTCACGGAGTAAGAGATTTCTTTAATAAAGGAGAACACGTTGGGGGTATTTGGCACTTTCTAAATACCCTAAAACGTTTCCTTGACGAGAATAACTATAACAAAGTAGTTGTGTTTTGGGATGGAGAAACAAGTTCATCACAAAGAAGATTATTATATCCAAAATACAAACTTAATCGTAAAACTAGTAACCCCGAAGATTTTAAAGAAGAATCGTTTTTAAAGCAAAAACAAAGGGTTAAAGAATACCTTGAGGAAATGTTTGTTAGACAATTGGACGTTGAAAATTCAGAAGCCGATGATCTGATTGCTTATTATTGTCAGATTTCTGAAGACGAAAGTAAAACAATATTTTCGACAGATAGAGACCTTACACAACTTATTTCTAAAGATGTGACAATCTATTCACCAATAACAAAAAGGTATTATAAGAATGGAGATACGATTAAAATTGATCAAATAGAGATTCCCCACTATAATGTTAAAACATATAAAATATTAACTGGTGATAGTTCAGATAATATTGATGGTATTTTTTATCTTGGTGAAAAAACTTTTGTAAAATTATTTCCTGAAATACTTGAAACGGAAATTAGTTTTACTGATATTTTAACAAAAGGTGAAGAATTATTAAAAGAACAGAAAGAAAATGTGGTTTTAAAAAATCTTTTAAGTGGAAAAACAAAAGAGGGAATATTTGGGGACGAGTTTTTTGTTATTAACGAAAAATTAGTTGACTTATCAAAGCCTTTGATTTCCGAAGAAGGAAAAGAGTTAGTTCGATCGTATTACTCTGAGTCATTGGATCCAGACGGAAGGGGACACAGGAATTTAATTCGTATGATGATGGACGACGGATTCTTTAAATACTTACCAAAGGGTGACGACTCGTGGGTAAATTTTTTAAAACCATTTTTAAAACTATCAAGAAAAGAAAAAAGTAAGTTTAGAAACAAAAAGTAGAAACCAAAAAAACTATGAAAGAACAAGAAATAACAAAAGTAGAATTTTTGTTAATGTGTAATGAAAACATTGTTGTCCAAAGATTTTTTAATGTTAGAGGATTCAATAAAAATGCTCACAAATCAGAAAATTTTTATGATCATATTAATTCGTTGTGTAACGAACTACAATATGATTTGAAGATGAGATCTGTAAGTTATTTATTGACTAATCAATACGAGATTTTTGAAAATCCCGAAATCTTAAACACATCAATTACGGATGGTCCAGAAAAATTTAATTTAATTATTAAGGTTGGAGACCTGACAATTTGTCATAGGCAGTTTGATGCCAAAGTATACCCTCCGAAGGTAAGATACACCGTAGACCTACGCCCAAAGTTAAAAACGATAATGGCTGGTCTTACTGACATTTTTTCAGGTAAGAAATTTAATTATTTTTATCCCGAACTTATCAAAAATTAATAGTATTTATCATACGAAAGGAGAAACAAGACAATGGCAACGAGTAAAAATTTTGAGTATTTAGGAAATACATTTCAATTACAACTTTTAAATCAAATTATAGTAGACAAAGATTTTTCACATTCTATTATTGATGTAATTGAGAACAACTATTTTGAAAACAAATACTTCAAAATAATCATTCAAATGGTGAGGGAATATTATTTAAAATATGATCACACACCATCATTTGAAACCCTTGAACAAATAACTAAATCTGAACTTCAGCAGGAATTAGCATCCAAGATTGTAATGGACACAATCAAGAAAATTAAGGATGCACCTATTGATGGCGTAGGTTTCGTTCAAGAAAAGGCTTTAAAATTCTGTAAACAACAAGAACTTCAAAAGGTAATGGGTCAGGCCCAAAAGATCATTGACGGAGGTGAGTTTGAAAACTACGACACTTTAGAGGAGTTGGTTAAGACAGCACTTCAAGTAGGAGCAAAAGACACATCAATGACGGATATATTTTCGAACCTTGATCAAGTGTTAGAAGAAGATTACAGACACCCAATTCCTATGGGAATCCCTGGTATTGACAGACTACTTAAAGGTGGTTTGGCTAAAGGAGAAATCGGTGTAATCTTGGCACCAACTGGTGTGGGTAAATCAACAATTTTAACAAAGATTGCTAATCACTCATTTAATCTTGGGTTTAACGTCCTTCAAGTCTTTTTTGAGGACAATCCAAAGGTTATTCAAAGAAAGCATATCACGTTGTGGACAAAGATTCACCCTGACGATTTGTCAGGAAAAAAAGACGAGGTAATGAAAAAAGTCAAAGAAGTTGAAGAGTCGATGCCAAATAAGTTGATAATGAAAAAGTTACCTTCAGATACAATGACTATGTTACAAATCAAAAATCAAATTAGAAAAATCATTTCTGATGGGATTAAAATTGACATGGTGGTTTTAGATTATATTGATTGTGTTGTTCCAGACAAAAACTTGGGTGATGAATGGAAAAGTGAAGGTTCGGTAATGAGAGCATTTGAGGCAATGTGTCACGAAATGGATCTTGTTGGGTGGACTGCAACACAAGGAAATAGGGCATCAATTTCATCAGAAGTTGTTACAACAGACCAAATGGGTGGGTCAATTAAAAAGGCACAAGTTGGTCACGTAATTATATCGGTAGCAAAAACATTACAACAAAAAGAACTTAAACTGGCAACAATCGCGATAACCAAGTCAAGAATTGGGGATGACGGAATTGTGTTTGAAAATTGTAAATTTGATAACGCAATGATTGAAATCGACACAGAAAGTTCAATGACGTTCTTGGGAATTGAAGAACAAAAAGAAGAAAGACAAAGAGAAAGGGTAAAAGAACTTATTAAAAAACGACAAGAAAAGGAGTCACAAAAGCCACAATCTCCGGTAAATAATTAAATCACAATTTTAAAAATTAAAAAAAAATGGATATTTCACAAAGAATATTAAGCGACATTACGGTGTATATGAAATACGCAAAATTTGTCCCTGACTTAAACAGAAGAGAAACTTGGGAAGAGTTGGTAACAAGAAACAAAGAAATGCACCAAAAAAAATACCCCCAAATCAAAGAAGAGATTGAGGAAGTATATCAAATGGTATATGACAAAAAAATTCTTCCATCTATGAGATCTTTACAATTTGGTGGAAAACCAATTGAGATTTCACCAAACAGAGTTTACAATTGTGCTTATTTACCAATTGACCATGCTGATGCTTTTTCAGAAACAATGTTTTTACTTTTAGGTGGAACAGGAGTTGGTTTTTCGGTTCAAAAACATCACGTTGATAAACTACCCGAAATTAAAAGACCAAACCCAAATAGAACAAGAAGATATTTGATTGGAGATTCTATCGAAGGATGGGCTGACGCAATTAAAGTATTAATTGAATCTTATTTAGGATTAAAATCATCAACACCAATTTTTGATTTTTCTGACATCAGACAAAAAGGAGCATTGTTGGTAACATCAGGGGGAAAGGCACCTGGACCACAACCACTTAAAGATTGTATTCATAATATCACAAAAGTATTTGAATCAAAACAAGATAGTGAAAAACTAACACCAATCGAAACTCACGATATTGTATGTCATAT